GAATAGAGGAGGGTCGTCCATGTCTTTTTGCCGAATAATTTTCTTCGGACCAAAAAGCAAATCGAAGTAGTCCCTGGTCCACTCCAATTTGGGGTGGAAACTTAGGATTTCTTCGTAATAGGTTCTTGTGAGCCAAAAGGGGTGCATATCAGTCGCCAGTGACAAATCCTGGCTATAATATGGTCCCTTTGGCCCCAAGTGGCAATCTAGCTTGCCACCCAACGACTTCGACATCCGAGGATCTCGGATTTGGTGTAAGTCCGATGCTCGTCGCAAAATTTGCATGACGAGATTACCGGCCACCAGTGTCTCCGTTGGGAACCTACACTTTAGCCCCCGTTCTTCCGCTACCAGCGGGACAATGGGTAAGTGCTGAAGCCTGTCTAAGACATACTTCACACCGGCTAATAAGGCAGAGGGCAGTCCGTAAGCCGCCATAGCAAGCGCGTTCATCTGCTTCATAGAAGTAGGATGACGGAAGCTTGGTTCCTTCCCATTTAGGAACTGCGACTTGTCCGGGCCATCTAAATATTTGGCACCGAACGCAACGGACTGAGGGTCCTCTCCGACAGACAGGAGACAGATTCCGAGGCTCGTGAGGTCACTGACCGCACGCGCCATACCGCCCTGAAGGCGTGTATAACCGTATGAGCCCCCGCTACTAGCGGAGGTCGGGTAATCGAAATCTGTTCCCTCGGGCCTGAACTCGGTTAAGAAGTTCTTGCAGAAGGCCCGCCACTCTGGCTGTTCCGGAACAGGAACACCCGTCAATCGACCGATTAACTCATCTATAAGAGAGGGGTCTTTTGGCGGGGGGGGAAGGGCACGCTGGATATAACTCCAGACATTGCCATACCATTTCGTCGGGAATTGAACCAACGAATGGGTTGGCCGGCGTTGTCCAAAGAACCACGCGCGGCACATCCCTCCCAGAGCTTTCAGGGACTTGGCGGTCGCCAAAGGCTTCCACACAATTCCCGTTCGAATCCTCTCTATCGCCCGTAATGTACGGGAATTAGGCAACCAGACCGGGGTATTACGCCGGTAAGAAGCCTTGATAGAGGAGGCCACCACGAGTTGGAAAGAGCACAACATGGCATCCCATGTTCCTCGCATAAATTGCAGGATCCGTAAATTACGGAAGTACTCTCTTCTCAAGGGGTCCTTAGGATTCTTGTGAAAGAAGTGAAGGAGAGTTTGCTCTGCAAATACTCCGTAACGCTCAACGCGCAACATGCGCGTGGAAGCCACAACTTTCACATGGTCAATACGACCATGTCCGACTATCTCTTTCCTCCAGAACTTGAAGTGACGCGAATTAGCAATCATTTCAACTGGTAGGGAGAATAGGGGTCTGAGCTCATTAGACCCTCCACCGAGACCTTGATGGCTCCCATAGTATGGGAGAAATCCAGAATCCCGAATGGATCGGACTGACTCATGGTAATCCTCGACCGAGTCCCAGTTTTCTATATAAGAATCTGTTATCGGATCGGGCCATGAGTCATCGCCAAGCTCAAACGACAGTCCCTCGTCTTTCAGGCGGGAGGGCTTGTCGCCAGCGGCATACTTGGTGTTTACCATCGAAGGCAGCACGGGCTTAGCCACCACTGGCGGCGGCGGCGGCGGAGGCACCGGTATTACCGGGGCCCGCGGCGGCGGCGGCGGTGGGGGCGGAGGCGGCGGGGGAGCCCGTACGGGCTCCTCGTGCACAACCAAGGCGGGGACTTGCTGAAGTCCCTTTTGCTCCTTGCGAGGATACTTACCCTCACGTCGGAGCTGCCTTGATGAGGACGTACCAGAATTCTGGCTCGACCTCGAGGAAGAACGGCTACTGCCAAGTTCTTCAATATTTTGCGAGTCCTTTGCAGGACTCATCCCCCGACTAGGGGGAAACTCGC